TAAAAGATGCAGCTGATGCTAACCATCTTGAGTTATCTCCCAAGCGAACAGTGGTTGGCAATAATGTTGTAGAGCATATTAAAATTTGGGTGTATCGAGGTTATTTAGCGATGGACGTATTTTTAGACAGTTTGACATCTGAAAAGAACAGTTTCATTGGTTTAGGTTATCTCGAGCAAGTGAATATCTTGTACGATATGGCTATGACTATGATGATAAGATATGGTAGCGTTGACAACTGTATGAGACAGTTTACTTCAGATGTTAAGTTGCTGAATGGTGTTCGTGCTGGTAATTATACTTTCATACCCACACCAAAAGTAATATGCTGTTATGGTACACCAGAGATTGCACTCACTTCACCAGAAATCAGATCAATGGGTAGATACATACCAATTAATGATGTTGAGCGAAGGGTTTTGAGTAAGTTAGTGGCTACTCTCAGTACTAATAAAGCAAAATCACAGTTTATTGATCAAATGCGTGAACAGAATGGTGATTACCTACATGATGTGTGGAAACAACACTTCAAGCGACGAAATGGAATTGATCCAGAAGGTTTGGGCATACGAATCTCAAATGGATTAAAGAAGCTAATGCCTGAATTTTGTGAACGGCATTTGAATGAAAAGATAATTGGTACTTTAGAAGAGAGGGCCGTTAAAGAGGCTACATCTGATATAATTCTGACTGATATTATAACCGGTAAATTAGCTAAATCTCCAAGACCAGCTTTCTTCTGTAATTTTTATCTTGCACCAAACACTGCCATCGGCGTCGAATCACCATATCTAACTGCTGATGAAGGAGTAAAGAACGTTCACAGAATTGTTGGATTATCTTATCGAAACTCAGTAGCCGTAAGCCCAGCTTCCAATATTGATAGGGTACTAAGAAATAATCCTGGGTCAGCTCCTGCATACCTTACTGGTAATGAAATTTTAGGTGTATTATCTAGTTACCCAGCTCAAAATTGGGGATCTTGCCTTATGGCCCTAGATATATCAGAACCATCACTAACCAGCATCATTGAGATTGCTGAACGTCAAATGCATGCTTACCTAGCTGATAAAGATTTGAACACGGCTAATCTATTCGATAATACTTCTCGTACATACAATATATCTAATGAGACATATCCACATTTCGTAAATTTAACTCCCAATATTTCAAGAAACAACATTAATGGGTTTAATATAGAAGCGATGAAACATGTTATTTACATGGCTCGTCGCGGAATAAGTGTGAAAGCATTACCACATCCCGTTAAAGTTGGTGTTGAGACATATTTATATGAATAAAAGCTTATGGCTTTTCTACAATCTGACTTGAATGCATTATAC